AGGTGTGTACGATGAAAGCCGAGTCAAAACTATGGCACTTACTGAGGAAAAATACCCCCAAAATAAGTTGGACTAGACTAGAATCTTGGGCATCTTTTGGTGTGCCTGATTTGCTTGGATACCACGATATGTGCGGATTTTTTATGTGTGAGCTTAAAGTTACAAAGTCTCACAAAGTATCGTTTTCTCCCCATCAAAAACTATTTCACATGACCAGGACAAAGCGTAATTTCATCCTGCTCGAAGATACCTCTTCTCGCTCCATAAAACTTTATGGGAGTGAATCTATCCACGGTCTGTTGATAGATCACAGGGAAACACCTTCCCTCACAAACAATAATTGGGAACACGTTCAACGCTTGTTGCTTGACGTACCGCTTGACGCTTGACGCTTGTAGCTTGGCGCTTGTCGCTTGGCGTTCTTCACGAACCGCTCTGAGTTCTCCGCGTTTAGCATGTCGCTTGTAGCTTGTGGCTTGTCCCGGTAGCCGTTCCTTACGGCCCATTCTTCGTGCAGCGCCAGCAGGCGCTGGCTGTACTTCCACTGTTTAATAGCCATACATCTCTTCGCAATAATCGTCTAGTCCTAGTTCGTCCGCGAATGGTTCAAAGACCTTGTCCCCACCCCAGTAACCTTCAACTTGCCTCGTATACGTATTTATCCAGACTGTAGGACCACCGCCGGCCACCATGATCTCCGCGCCAAGGTACTGCTTATCTCTGTTGATGTAGTAACGTATGTCGTACGTACCTTCCATAAACCTGGCGGCACCGTCTATCTGACCATCGTGGCTGTCGTTACTAATCTCCTCCGCAATCTCTTTACACATCCTGCGAAGCTGCTCTCCGCATGTCTCGCTCTTTCTTTTCTTCTTAAGTTTCTTCAGGTCCTCACCTGCTTTTACCATTGTACCTATGTTCATTTTTTCCTTTCTGTTATTTTCCCATAATAGCTTGTAGCCTGAAGCTTGTCAAGCTTGGAGCTTGGCGCTTGTAGCTTGTGGCTTAAAAAAATTAATGGCGTAAGTGCGCGAAGGGTCGGCGACCATCATCCTAGCCGTCTGAAGGAGGGCCTATTTCCTTAGGTCTCAACCTTTGCTCTAGTGTTTATACTCACACTCCGAACGCCATTAAGTTTGGCCAAGCAGGTAATGTCTTCCCCCCGCCTAGGCAGTTGCTTGACCCCAGATCCAATTGTTACGAGTCGGTCTAGAATGCTCGCAATTGGATCAGGGCTCAAGTTTGGCCAAGCACGCGCATTTTATCTGGGCGTGCACCAGCAAGGTTGCGAACCTACCCACTTGACCCCAGATCCCTGCCGTACGAGTTTCGCCTCTCGCAGGTTTATAGCAGAGATCAGGGCTCAAGTTTAGAATTATTTTAAACTAGCTTTATATTCTTTTTTGTTCTTCGCCTTTGAGTTGCATACATTAAAATGTTCCTCAATATAATTTTCTGCAATATTTTGAGCAGAATAACCCCTTGCTTTTCCATGCCTAATCTTACGATTAATTGCGTCTATTCTTTTATCTTGCCACGATTTATTTTTATTTATTTCTACTTTCATATTGACAATATAATATATCTGGGATAATATGTCAAGTATAAAAATAACAAGAAAGGAAGATATGCAAAAAATAAGAATGAACACCGAATACAGAAACAAGTTATTCAATAGAATAAAAGATGTATTCGAGAAAGAGGACACGCAAGAAAGACAGGCGTTTCTTGAAGCGAGAGAAAACTTTGAGGATAAACAGACGACTGCTTTTGAACTTGCAAGGCAAGTTGTAGAAAGGTCATACCCAAAAGAAGATGTAAATACTTTACGAGTATTTAAAAAGAAGTATGGCAATCCGTGTGATGTAGTTGCAAAAGATAAATGCTTTTATTTCGCATACACAGATAAAGACGCTACACCAGACGCCGAAGAAAAAGAAACTAAATCGCATTTTGATTTTGGTTTGTATGGAAATCTAAATGGTTGTGAGTATGGTAGTGGCGAGGACGCTGAACACTTTGCACACGCATATTACCGAGAGGAACTCAAAGCCAAAGGTTTGAACCCAGATATTATCGCTCAACAATCTGGTAAGGATAGCAACCCACACAAGACCAAACACATAGATGCAAACAATAGCTTTCTAGGTAGAAATACTCACAGGTCTTATAGTGAAGATAGCAGTAATAATGGCTTTACTAAAAAGTTTGACGAACAATTCTATCTTGATGTTATTGGAACAAGTCATTGTAGATCAAGAGCAATCGCTTGTACAAAAGATGAATACAATATCTTTTTAATGTGGCGAGAGGCAAAAGCAAAAGTTGTTTCCACACACCAAACTTGGATAGATAGTTTATCTAAACAAACGGATCAGTTAAAGATCGGTTTGAAAGCATACAGGTATTTGGCAGAGGGAATTGAGTTAGCAAAAGAACTGGGAATAGAATTAGACGAGGCAGAATTAGTTAGAACTAACTCTACTGGTTTAACTATCTACAATCCAACAAACTTGGCAAACTTGATTAAAGGTATGAAGAATAAGAATGTGTCAAGAGCAGATAAAATAAGACAAAGGTTAGAGTATGAGGGAAAAATGGGATTAGATGTTAAACAACATTTAAACCAAAAAGAAAGCATAAACTAATACTTGACAATGTATGGGATATATGATAATATCCCATACATAAACAACAGAAAGGAAAATATGTACCTAGTAATATCAAGAATAACATTTAACCACAACGAAGATAGCTATCATGTAGAGGCGCAAGACAAAGACCTTGATATGATACACGAAAAGTTAAAAGCCCTTAAACTTTTAAACACAGACGAGGACAAAACTTTTCACCCTCTATTCATAGATGTAGAGGCAACAAAAAAACTACAAGACAAAATATAAGACTTGACAATATCTGGGATATATGATAATATCCCAGATATAACAGAAAGGAAAATATGTTTTATATAACTTACTACGCAAACAAACATAAGA